CCCCTCTGGCTTCTCTAAAGAATTTCTCTTTAGCAAAGCCGGGCGGAACACGATGCATCCCAGAGGGGATCGCACCGCGTCCCACTCTCCATGGGGCTAAGCCCCACACGCCCTCTTAATATGAGGGGTGCCACCCAAGCTTGATGTTGACGTGCTTGGGACGTCCCTGACGTTCTAAGTGATCTTTGTCGGCAAAAGGCTCTTCGCCGCGCTTAAGAAACCACTTAAGCAAAGCCATCTCACCATCGAGAAGATCTCTCGGTGGTTTACCTACGCCTATATAGCCCTTGACTAGAGGGCGATGTAGACGACTACACTGTTTCTGAGTTTCATAGCTCAGATAAGTGTGACGGCCAAGCACAGGGCTGTTACAATGAACGGTAGGGTAATGTACAAGTACTTTACCCAACCATTCATCGAGCCACTTGACTGTTCTCCACAGACCGGAATGATACATCTGGTTACGGAGAGAGACAGTGGACAATACAGCCTTGACGTCAGCCCGTTGTGTGGGGAGCAAAGTGCGAACCTTGACGATTGATACGTCTTCGCCCGCATAATACTCCTTACCGCAAGACTCTCGGAATGACCCATTCCAGAAACTCTTGCTGAGGTTAACCTTGAATCCAAAAATCTCAAGGTTCTCAACAACGGGGCGCGCGTAACGTGATGGGACGATAATATCGTCACCATACACGCGAACCGTGCCTCTAAAGGAATTTATTTCCCTTAGAGTTAGACGGCGCCCAAGCGCTCTACCCATGCCAACGAAGACCGTAGTCGCAAAGACCATGGCTTCGAAGGGGAAGCAGAGCGCTGAACCCATCGACGCGAACTTGGCCAGGCGAATAACGCCGAAGCCAGGAACATCTGCCCGTCGGGATCTACTAGCGTCAACAGCATCATGTAGATGAGGATGACGATACAGTAGACGACGTACGAGCTGATTCGAGACGCGATCGGATGCCTCCGAAAGATCAACGGTGGCGAGTTCCGAGGTCCTTGAGCCCTCAAGTGCCATCTCCCTATTAGGGGTTTGGTCAGAGAATCCAAGGAGCCACGACGAAGGGTTGTTCCTACCATTAAGGGTAGGCCTTTCGAGAGTGGCAATTAAAGCTTCGAGGATCCCCTGCTGTGTATATTGCATACAAGCAGGCTCGATAGCGATAATTCGTGGCGTCTTGAGCGTTTTAGGAACTGTGACAACCCTAACGGGCATCTCAGAACCGGGTTCGAGAAGATCCACCTGGTCGAGGTAAGAGTGATACCTGTAGTTTGGAATGAGGAAATCCGATGAAGGAAATACCTCATCCAAACGCCTGGTCCACTGCGTTTGAGCGTAGCGTCGATTGGCGCCAAGCTTTTC